CCCGTAAGTCGCGGGTAGCGACTTTGTCATCGAGTGCAGTGCAGGCGCTCGCTGATACCCTCCCAATTGAATAAGGACTCTCGTTATGGCTGGAAATAATCCAGCTTCTGCTTTTCCTTCGGCTCCCCCGCGTTTCTTTGACAGCGGGGCCGGGGCGAAGCTTCTGCAACCTGACAATCAGATTGCATCGATCGCCACCATCGCGACCAACGCGACCGGCACGGCGATCTCGGTGGCTGTCAACGCTGTTATCGCAGCGCTGAACACCGCTGGCATCGTGACCACGGTCTAAGCCGGTGAAAGTTTTCGTCGCCACGCCGGTATATCGGCAAGAAGTGATGGCACCCTATGTGACATCCATTGTTCGCGATACCGTCGCGGCGGCGAAAGCTGGTTACGAAGTTTTGCCGCCGACATTTGTCAACAACACGTATGTTCATTGGGGCCGCAACACGCTGGCCGAAGTTTTCAACCTTTTGAAAGAATTTGACCAAATGCTGTTTATCGACAGCGACTTGGGCTGGGACGTTGACGGCGTCCAGAAAATTCTTGAGACACCGGGCGACATTGCTGGTGGAGTTTACCGCTGCAAGAAGCCAGACATATTCTATCCGTTTGAAGGCAAGAAGGAAGACCTGCGCTCGCCTTATAGCGAAGTAATCAGCGTTCCTACCGGCTTCATGCGGATTAGCCGCCATGCGATGGAGACCATCCTTGCCGTTCACCCGTTTCCCTTTGACTTCATGAATGATGTCGATGGCAAGCGGCTAGGCGAGGATATCGCATTCTGCCGCCGTGCTAGATCATTGGGGCTATCTATCTACGCCCGCTTTGACATTTTGTTTGAGCACGTCGGTGATACTTCGTGGCTTGGTAGGGCCGCCGATGACTTGGAGATAAACAATGAGCGATGAAGACGCAAACGTCCTTGCAGACGCAGAAGTTGAACCGTTGCACACTTCCCGTGACTGGCCATCGTGGCGCTACGGGCCGGGCGAGCAGTCGGCTATTTTCAACAGCCCTGAAGAAGTGCCGGAAGGCTGGGAGCCGCACCCGTCTATGGTCAAGCAGCCCAAGGCCAAGGCGGCCAAGGATGCTGAAACCACGGAGTTCGACAAGCTGACAGTGCCCGAACTCCAAGCCGCTTGCACGGAACGCAAAATTGAGTTTCAGGAAAAGTGGCCGCGTGATAAGCTGATCTCTATTTTGAAGGCGGCTTAATATGAGCACGACGCTTGAAATCATCACTGGAGCCCATCGGGAATCCAATTTGATCGCAATTGGCGTTACGCCAACGGCGAATCAGCAGACGGAAGGATTGTCTTTACTTCAAGAGTTGGTTTCAAGCGTCCTCGGCTTTGAAGTTGGGGAGCAGCTTGTTGACTGGCCCATCGGCGTTGTCAACTTTGACCCCATTGAGTCGGCCGCATGGTCGGAGCAGCGGTGGACAAGGCCGCTGGTCAACTCACGCCTTTATGTCAACGTGCAATCGCCGCAGACGGTCTACTTTCCAGTAAACCCTGACAACGGAGCGCGTATGGCCGTGGTTGACGTTCTGGGCAATCTGGCAACGTATCCACTGACACTGGACGGCAACGGCAAGCACATTGAAGGCGCGGCAACGCTGACTATCAGCACGAACAGCGCCAACATCGAATGGATGTTCCGTGCCGACTTGCAGAATTGGGTCAAGGTCACGCCGCTGGCCAATCCGGGCGACATGCCCTTTCCGCAGCAGTATGACGGATACTTCACAACGCGCCTCGCCATGCGCTTGAATCCACGCTACGCCCGTAAGATGGACGAGCAGACGCTGAACACGCTTAACCGGGCTGAGCAGCGTATCCAGGCCGATTACCGCCAGAGAATCATAACGCCAGCCGACCTAGGCGTTCAAGTGCTGTCGGTGCAGGCATATAATGCGGGCTTGGGCTATGGCGGAGTCTTCCAACCTTATCCATATGGGTGGATGGCATGAAAGTTCCATTAGGCACTAGCGACTATGTGCGGGCGGTTGCGCAACAGCCGTCTATTCGCACGAAGAACCGCTACTTCGAATTTAACCCGACGAACCAAGAAGGCCAGATGTCATTGCTGGCCCGACCGGCGCTGCGCAGATGGCTTCCAGTCGGCAGCGGCCCTATTCGGGCAATTTACTCGCAGAACGGGTCTTTCAACAACGCCTTGTTTGTAGTGTCGGAAAGTATTCTGTATCGCGTCGATACTGACGAAACTATTACGACCATCCAGACGGGCATCAACGGCATCACGTCATTCGTCAGCATGGCCGCTACGCCCGACTATTTGTTTATCGCTGATGGTCGAATTCTATATGTCTACACCGACAACGGCTTCGCGCTTGGCACGCTGACGGCATCCGGCGCTATCGTTAACAACGACACAGTCAAAATAGATACGACCTATTACAAGTGGACGAACGCCAGCGTTGACGCAGGCACGCCCGCAGGCACGAACGCGAATCCGTGGCTTGTCAACCTTGGTGCTGACAATACCGAGGCGCTCGCCAATCTGCGGCAAGCCGTCAACGGTAACGGCACACCCGGAACGACCTACAGCACGGCGCTGACAGCTCATCTAACTGCGACGGCTTACTCGGCTGACAGCACGACAATGAAAGTGCGTGCGCTGTCACCCGGTTTGGCTGGCAACGCGATCTCTACCACGGAAACCGGAGCGAATATCGCATGGGGCGGCGCAACTCTTAGCGGCGGCGGAACAACGTCGTGCACGCAAGTCGCAGTGCCTGACGATGTCGGCGTTGTCAGTGTCGGCTTTATCAACGGCTATGTTATTGTCGTTGTCGCACAAGGTTACGGCTTCAATGGCCGCTTCTATTGGATTGATCCAGGCGACACGTTTATTGACCCGTTGAACTTTGCAACGGCTGAGCGCAGCCCCGACCCACTTTTCAACGTGGTCGTGGTTGGCGACCAGTTCTGGCTTCCCGGCCCGACTTCCACCGAAGTTTGGTATACGACCGGCGACCCGACAGCTCCTATGCTGCGCGTTCAAGGCCGCCTGTTTGACCGTGGCACGTGGGAAGGTGCAGCTTTGCAAGTAAAGGATTCAATGATAATTGTTGCAAATGATGGCAATGTTTACGATGTTCAGGGCGGGCCAGACCCTATTGCCCCGCCCGATATTGCGGAACGAATTCGTGAGGCTATTGCTTCGCAGATTCGCGCCGGTTATTTTCTATAAGGAGATTCTGTATGGCCGGTTTGTGGTGCGACGATTTCAAAGGCTACGGGAATACCCCGGCTCTCATGCTTGATGGGCTTTATGCCACAGCAAATTGCACATTGATTGAAGATCCTGACCCTATGGTAAGCGGGACTGTATTGCGCATGAATGATTTTTTTGCATCTGTGCGCAAAGTTCTTCCGGCGCCGCAACCGATAGTTGGTCAAGCTTTTCGACTTTGGCTGGCTGCGCTTCCATCAAGCGGAAATATTCCATCATTTGTCAGGTTTAGCGACGGGGCAAATGTGACGCATGTTTCCTTAACTGTTACAAGCACGGGGGTTATCCAGGCATATCGCGGAAATATTCTTGGTGCAGGTGGAACGCTTCTCGGTTCGACCACAGGCCCGGTTCTTACTGCAAATGCGTGGAATCATGTTGAAGTTAAGTCATTAATTAGCGACACCGTTGGGACCGTAGAAGTCCGTGTAAATGGTGTCACGGTTTTGAATTTGGCAAATAAGGATACCGCCAACAGCGCCGACCTGACGATTGCACAAGTCGAATTAAGCAACAATAACGGTTTTGACGGCACCCCTAGAATTGACGGGTATTTCAAAGATTGGTTCGTTTGGGATACGACCGGCGCATACAACAACAATTTCGCTGGAACAGTCAGCGTCATTGCGCTTGTTCCTAATTCCGACGTTGCACTAACATGGGCACTTTCTAGCGGAGCAGCGGGCTTCAGTTTGGTAAATGAGTCCCCGCCTGTTGATACTAGCTTTATCAGTGCCGCTACGCCACCGCCTGCGGTTGATAAAATGGGAATGACAAACCTTCCATCCGATATTACGAGCGTGCGGGCTTTAATGACGCTTGCCCGCGCCCGCAAGACGGATGGCGGCGATGGAAATTTGCAGGTCGGCCTTATCTCGGGCGCGTCCGTTGATCTTGGCGCTGACCGTCCGCTGACAACCGCGTTTACGTATTACGCGGACTTCAG